CGAGAATGCCCCTAGAAGCTCGTAAAATAAATTCTTTGATATAACTATCGCCTAAATAACGAACGTTTTGTGAGGGTATCATTAAATGCCTAATTCTGATTTTATACAAAAAACCCCTCAAAAAGAGGGGCTTTTCGTTGGTTTTAGTGTATTTTTAGTTTTTTAATAACCAATAACCATAGACTCCTACCTTTCCATCCCATGAACAATCATAGGTATCACGCAATACACCATTAATAAAAGCAGTGTAATGCCTTTTTTTAGATACCACCAATCTTCCATTAGGTAATTCATCGGAATTTAAGTGAGCTTTAAACCCTTGACCTATTCCAGATGTAGAAACCCATACAAATCCGAGCTCTGCCATGTAATCTTTAAACCATTTTCTTTTTACGTATATGCCGTTACGTGCTGAACGTGGTTGTTTAGATGTACGTTTACTTTTTCTTTGATTCGCCATACCATCGGATAATCTATCATAAACCTCTTTATAAGGCTTTTGTGTAGCAATAGCAATAGCACGACATACGCAATCACCAGCAAACCCTTTATACCCAGCCTCTTCTCTTCCTCCATCATCAAAGACCCATGATAGCTCTGTTGATTCTGAAAGAACGACTGAAGTACTTCCTGATACATAGGTAGCTCTTTTTCCTGGATATTGAACCATAGCACCCATATTGCTTAATTTAATTAAAGTACCAGTTTTACCACTTGATAGTTTGAAGGTAGAACCGATAGGTAGTGAGTTTATCTTTACAGTTTTAATCATAAATAACTCCTTGTTTAGTGTGAATATAACATTTAAGATTACAAATCTCTAAAACCAATGTCAAGAAATTTCTTTAAGTGCTGATATTGTTAGACTTAATCGGAGTAGAGCTCGTTTAAACGGTCTCTATACTTTTGTTTGGCGTGCTCTGGACTATCCATTATTGATGCACTATCACCATGATAACCCACATCAAACTTACAAGTTGTACCATATCTGTTTTTGGCTATAATTATCTGTTGCCCAAACTCACCATGTTCAGCTTGCTCGTATTCATATACATAAGGGTAATAGTTAAAGATTACAATTTCTGCGTCTTGCTCTAGATTACCAGACTCAGCTAGGTCGCTGAGCCTTGGAATCTTATCTACACGATGCTCTATGTTACGATTTAGTTGAGAGACTAATATAACAGAACAATCAAGTTCTTTCGCAAGCCACTTATATCTTCTAGTCACTTCGGCGATACGATGTCTTACATCTCTATTATCACGCTGTGAAAATTCAATAAAACCTATGTGGTCATCAATGATTACATCAGGTCTTATCTTTTTGGCTTCTTGAATGCCTTCATCTAGACCTCTTAAATTATCAAATAAATGAAGCGATTTGTAATACTTTTTAATAAATTCTAAACCTTTTTCTATTTCTTCTCTATGGTTAGAAGCATTGTTACGCATTTGTTTATTAGGTACAGAGGTATGCATTGCAAGAAACTTTTTAACAATCTCTACTCTAGGCATCTCCCTACTTATAAACATCACCTTCTTGCCATCAAGTATCATGTTCTTAGTAATATTTAAAGCTAAGGTACTCTTACCATTACCAGGTCTACCAGCAATAATAGATATTTCTCCTTTGGTCATACCAACGATAGCTTTATCTACTAAAGAGATACCAGTCTGAACTAAATTCTTTTTTGCAAAGATAGACTCTATCAAGTCTTCATCAATACCTTCCATTGATTGATGGTCCATTTTCAGCATACTATTAAACTTCTCTGATATTTTACCAAGGTAGTCAATATCTGATGCTACATCTTTATAGGATGTATCTTTTTCTATTCTATCTTTAAAACCTACAATACGCTTCCAAAGCTGTCTTCTTATAAAAAGATTATAGATTGTAATACAATGTGTTTTATGAGTTGCATCTGTAATAACCTCCTCTATCAAACCAGAAACATAATAAGCAAGCTTATGACCTTTCTCTCCTAAAAAGTTTGATACTGTTGCTATGTCTATATCTTTATTAGATTCATGAAGATAATACATAGCTCCCCAAATATGTTGATGGTCTTCCATATAAAATACTTTCGTGGTGTTTACATAGTTTAACGCTTGTTGCATTAATTCAGGTTTTTTAAGTATACATCCCAATACTTGTTTTTCAGATACGCCACTATACATCTTTGACACATCTATATTTTTGTCAAAATAATCCATCTAATCCTCCTTTAGGTCTGGTGGTAAGTTATCTAATCTCTTACGCTCTATAATTAATTTGTTCTCATACTTCTTATTCTCATTCCTTAATATACCTATAAAATAATATACATCATAACCTTTTCCAGCTAAGTCTTTGCGTTCCCAAATAGTAATACAATGTTTGATTACTTCGTCGTCAATGTCTTGACAAGCTTTGAGTAAAGTATAGGTAGTTAAGTCATCTAGCGACGATATGAAGAGCTCGTTTAAACGCTCTAACGTATCATCACCTACATTTTTTTGAAGCCTTGCTATCATCTTTGGATAGTTTTTCAAGGCATTTGACCAGCCACAAGCTGGACATCTCATTTACGCTCCTTACAAGGAAGCTCTTCAGGGCATGGTTGCTTGTCCATAGGAACACGCTTACCCAAGAACTCCCTCATAGGAACTTTACCTTTTGGCAACGTATAGTACCTCCAAGGTCTTTCGCATCGTGGACAACGATAAGGCTGGAACTTTGACTTATTGCTGTAAGACACTTCATTCTTCTTACGCTTCTCTGATTCAATGTATTCATCATCAAACCACTCATCATCAAAGTAATTTCTAAGAGTTTCTTTAGAGTATAAAGACTCATAGAGATAAAGCCAGACTTTTTCTGCGAACTTTTTAATCATCACAAACTTCACAATTAGGATTTACCTTTGAAAGTTGCATTGATTCTTGTTTTTCTTTTTTCTCTTTATTTCTTTCAGTTGCCTCTATTATCTTTTTTGCAATAGTCATAATAGATTCAATCTCTTTCTTATCAAGCTCAATCATTGTGTAGCTACCTCTTCATAGCTGTATTCTGCTACCACTTTGCCTTGAGGTGTTGATATATGTTTAGTCTTAATTGGATGACCCTCGTTTCTTAAATCCCATATTCTGGCACTTAAACGAAAGCATCCAAAACTTTCAAGAGCTGACAATGGCGTAATACGTTCACCATTTTTTAAGGCTACTAAAATCATATCATTCTGTGTTTGATTCATCTTCTGTTTTCTCCTTATCACCATCTAGTTCTGTAAGAACATTATTAATGTAGTTGTTAGCCAAAAACCTTTTTTCATTAAGCTGTTGCTCTAACATCTGTGTTTCTTGAGCTATTTGATTAGCTCTGACGTAAGCCATTTGTGCATCATTACTTAAGTCGCTCAAGTAGAATTTAATATCTTCTCCATCACGATTAATAACTTGCTCACGTTCTTGTGGCTGTGATACAGCCTCTGCTTCTTGTTTTACCAAGTCTAATTCACTCATTTTACCCATATTACTCCTCCTTATTTAAGTCGTTAAAGTTTGCTCCATCATAACACTTAGAGCATATTCCAGTTTCTTCTTCTTCTATGAATGAGTTTCCAAAGGGAGGAGATGTACAGCAAGAACTTTGCCAATCCCTCTCTTCACAAACTTCACATTCATTGACAGAGATAGCTGGACTATCTCCATCTTTTTTGTTTCCACAATAAGAACATTGAATTTCAGGAACATATATTCCGTACTTATCACTTTTTTCTTGTTGTACAAATTCTAAATACCTCATTACTTATCCTTAAATTCTTTTATCATTGCAATTAAACTTAAGTAATAATCCTGAGACATGATAGCTAAATTTTCACCTCTGTCTTCTCCAACAAACTGAACATGAATTTCTTTTGTTGGCTTTAGATGCTTAGCTAACACTTTTCTTTTTTTACATTGAACATAGATGTTGTCTTCAATAACCATGTCTACCTCTTGAGCTAGACCTCTTGACCTTCCATCACTTCCCCATGTTCTTTCTGCTTTTAAATCAAAACCTTGAGCTTTTTCTACACATTTTCTTTCGTAATATGTTCCTCTTAATTTATTCTTCGCTGGCATTTCTTCTATCTCCTTTCCAGTATTGCATAATCCAATTTTTATTTTTTTTCTGATGTCTTAAATCCATACCAGCAAATATCCACCAAGCTCCATGCTTATCAGCGAACTCCTTTGCTGTCTCTTCTCTCCACTTATCATCTTGCACTACTAAACTTTTTCTTTTAATCATGTGCTTTGGAATCTTTTCTTCTTTTCTTTTTTGCCAAGCTAATTCTCTTTTATTTAAACTCATTATATCCACCAATCTGTTATATCGTTTTCATCTTCAGAACGCCTAAATATTTCGTTCTCTTTTTCTTCTTTTTCTATATGGTCTTTAAGCCATATATACCCTCTGTAAACTCCGTATAGTGATAATACTGCTAACACCCAATCAATCATGTTTATCTCCTTTGTAAGATGCGTGGGAATCTGCGATGAGATGTAGTAGATGAGTAAGAGGTATAAGACCCCCACGCTTTGTTAAATTAAAATGGCAGTTCGTCATCCTCCATCAACGCATCCTTACCTCTTGATACTGCCTTAAACACCATCTTAACTCTTGGTGTTTTCATGTCATTTCCTTCTCTTCCTACCCACTCTTCAATGACTACCTCTACATTGAATAGAAAGCGTTTAAACGCCTCCACATCTAGCTCTGGTAAAATCATCTTGTCATCTTTCTTTTGTACCATGTCCATCATATCACAAAGAGCATAGTATCCAGAATTACTTCCCATGTCAGCTTGTAGGTTTGGGTATTTAGCTGGGTCAGGTTTTTTAAACCTAAAAATCCCTTTATGTTTTACATCCTTACCTTCAATGTTAAACACTGGCTCGTAAATGTCTGCTAAAAACTTTCCACTAACTACTATATCTTTTTTGATATTTAAGTCCTTAACCTCTACATTATCATACTTACCAGCCTGTACAGAGCTACCACCACCTTGTGATTTTGGCTCATACCAAGCGTCTTCTCCAAATATGTTATTCAAGTCGTTATTATCCATTCTTTACCTCCTTCTTAGGTTTTTTCTTCAGCTGTTGTACATAGCCTTCAAAGTTATTTGTATTTAGTTTTTTATTTCTTACTGCTACTTCAATGCTTTCTATGAAAGCTTTATCTTTACCTTCTAACAATGTCATCAAGTAATCATTTTGTTCTTTAGAAATTGCTTGAGGTTTATCATCTTCAGGTAAATCTTCGCCTCTGTAAATATAAAGACCAAGACCAAACAATGCAAAACATTTTACCAAACATCTTTTTATAGAGTTGTTAATCTGTGTTGCTGTTGGTTCTTTGATAGCTTTATTATAGTTATCCATTACAGCGTGAACTTCTGTTCTTGTTATACCTTCAATAGTTACAGATACTTTAACAAAACATCCACTATCTGTTCTCATATATGGCTGTGTTGCATATATCATAGGGTCATTTGATACAGGCTGATGATACTCATGAGTTTCCCAAGTAGCATCTGGGTATACAGATAGAACATATTGCACTGCATCACTCCAAGATAGATAATCGTAATTACCTTTCTTTTCTTTAAACTCATTTACATTTATTTTATTAAGTGTTTCAAACACTGATAGTTTTTTCGTTGGCATTGTATTCCTCCTTATGTATTTCTATAAATTTATCTATGCTAACCCAGCTATCTGAGTTACCCTCGTGTATCATTGCTATACCAGCTATGTCTGGTCTCATCGTAAAGTCTCCGTAGTTTTTACTATTCGCCCAATCCATTAACATAAGGGCATAGTCCTCTGACCTCACAATACTTTTCACATTTTTTTCCGTTCCAAGTTTCTTTTTCATCGCACCTCCTAGGTATCGTGTTATCATCTAGATGTTTTAAAAGAACATCTCTCTTGCTCGTAAAGTACGAAACAATTTCTTCATTGTCAACAATAGGAATATTAACAAAATAAATATTTTTATCTACTCCTCTGGAAACAGCTGAGTGCGTTCCAGCATCTCTGATATTCATTTGTAGTTTCATTGCCTTAACTTTATGACCTTTCTTCTCTAATAAATATCTATACATATTGACTTGATATAGCCAATCTCCAAAGTCTGCTTTGCTCTCATCCCTATGAAATACTTTAACCTGTTTAAACGCTCCCTTGTTTCCCCAAGCTCCAGACTTTTTATACCTTGCTCCTGATGGGTCTGGCATCATGACGTGTGTCATTCCTAAAACTTTTGATGCCTTAAAACTACCTGTGTTTTTATAATCAATAAGCGTTTCCGTATCTTTGTCATAGAAATCTAAGATACCAGTAATATCTAATCCTTCAAGTTTTTCTTCTTGTATCGCATTATCATCAAGCTCTTGACTTTCTAAATGTAAGTGATGAATAGTTCCCATGACTGCAAACGCCATGTCCTGTGGGTCTATATAATAATCATTAGTTCTTTTAAGGTAAGCCTCACACGTTCCAGACAATAGTTCTGTTGTGCTTGGTGGTCTGTCATTAGGTCTCTGGTCTGACATCATCTTTAATGTGGCAACACTCATACAACGCTCTGACATACGACATTTTTTTAGACATCGTTTAAACGTAGTTTGTTCTCCATCTGGACAAATAAAACCTATTGCTCCCATGTAACCTCCTTAATTTATTATGGTGCTTGCAATCAGTACTAGCAATTTATAGTTTGTTAGTTTATACGTATTGTTATTCAGGCAATAATACAAACACCACAATTTTAGATAGGCGTATTACACTTCTCTGTCCGATTAATGTCCTAAGACAAATTCAACCTCTATTGGTGATAACCTTAGACCAATTAGGTAATCTATGACGACATCAAGCTATCTCAAGGAATTTAAAGAGCCGTATTAAACAGCTCACACCTTATCATACGCCTATACCAATTTTCAAACTTTACTGGAGTAGATGAGTAGCCAACCCTTAAACTTTTGAAAACTTATAAATGCATTAACCAAAGGGTAGACAGGATTGGTTACCTGCGACACTCCTTATAAATGCCATTAAATGTTTTCTGTTAATATCTACTCCAGAAATAAAACTTAACTATAAAAAACAAAAGAGGCAAGAAATAAATCTCGCCTCTTTCCACACACTAAGGAGTTCCATTATGAAAACATAATAGAAGTTATCATGATTGATAACACTTTAGTTTAACACCTTTATAAGTAGGTGTCAATTGAATTATAAATTATTATTTAGATTGACCAGTTTATGACCTTTGCCTTTATCAAACTCAATGTCATAGTCTTGCATTAGTCTCACTATCGCATCTTTTTCGTTCTTAGCTACGTAGTGATAAGTAGATGCGTTCTTACTTTTAGGAATAAAGAACACAAAGCTTGCAAGCTCTCCACTATCAATCTTCTTGTAGGTTTCAATATCTAGCATCTGTAAATCCTCATATTGTTATATTTATAGTCTCTCATTACAATATAGCTTTAAATATAGGTTAAAGTCTACTATTATTTTCATGTCGTTTAAACGCTCTTAGCATTATATATTTTCTGTATTTCTAACAGCTCTTTTGCAAACTCTTTTAAAGTAAATGGTATATCAATAGATACTTTTTTCAATCCTCTTTCGTCTGTTTCTATAACATAGAACAGCTCTTGCTTTACAATAGGTATTGCATTACTATCTAAATGGTCTTGTATTTTTTTCATTTTCTTTTCCTCCTTATTGATGATTGCATATTAAAATACATAAACTCAAATCCAAGCTTATCTAACTTGTCAATAAGTTTACTTATTTTTTCTTGTAATAAAAACGCCTCGTCTGATTTACTCATTATTCATCCTCCACTTTTAATCTTTTTCTTAATATGTCATCTATTAAATAATACAAATGCCTACCCAGCCTAGTATTTTCTGTGCCTTCTTGATGTTCTGATTTAACAACACAATCTTTTTCAATGCCAAGCATCTTGATAATTTCAAAATACAAATCATCTGCTGTTTCATAAATTGTATCAGAATCTACAAAATTTATTATTTCTTTACTCATTTCTTAGTCCTTTCATTTCATCCCATGTTTGTATATATGAACAATAGCTACACGCTTTCTTACTTCGTTTAAACGCTATCTTACTCATCTCATTAATTTTATCTATCAGAGCTATTGCTAACTCTTTACGACCTCTGATGATGTCGCCTGTATCATCGCTCATTAACTCTATCTCAGTCTCTGGTACAAGCTCTTTATCTAGATAGTCTCTAATCTGTTCTATAATCTGTTTATCTGTCATTTCCACACTCCTGTATGTTTCTTATTTTTATCTTCAAAGAGCTGTCTTATAGCTCCCATCTTCACATCAAATTGTTCTACCATATCATCATCAGATAATAGATAGTTACCCTCATCATCTATGTAATAGTGAACATTTAGTGTTATTTCAAATGGTACGCCTTTAGTGTCTTTTTTCTTTTTCATATCAAACTCCTTTTTAGTGTTCTGCTAGCTTTGCTAGCTCTTTGTTAGTTTAACTAGTATGTTAGCGACTTGTCAAGCTTTTTCTTGTTCTTCTTCACAATCTTGACATAGAAAAAAGTCATCTATGTCTAAAATCGTTGGGCATTCTTCACAAGTTTTTGTTTCTTCATTATCAATTTCTATCATAATTCCTCCTTTGTTATGTTGTGTAAAAATGTTGGTGGTACAAATACTTCTTGTTCCTGTTCCCAATAAACCAGAAAGTCAAGAGCGTTTAAACGACCTGTGTAAATTACTGGCTGTTTATCTTTCTTGACCTTTGCGAACCTAGTTGCAAACCAATGGGCTCTGTTCTTATCCAGTGTCCAGCTAAAGCCCTGTTCATATTCTCCAAGAGTACCTCTGTATAAGACTATCTCATCGTTATCTTCTAGTAACTCTTCGTATATCTGATACTCATTTGTATCCATAGTAAATCCTATTTCATCATAGTAGTAAGTCAGTATGTCCTGTAAATCTTTGTTCGTCATCATCGTGTGAACATTATCAATGGCTGTATACTCTTCTCTAAAATGTTGCCAAAACTTTGATGGGGCTATCTTTTCCTTAGCTAGGTCTTGAACCATCATAGCTATGCCACCCTGTTGGTAGTAGTTATTTATTATGTCTTCCATGTACCCTCCGTGTGTGTTAGTGAGTTGCTTGACATTAGCTAATCCTAAAACCAATGTCAAGCTATTTGTTTGACCTCGTTTAAACGATGCCTACAACCATATTGAACATTGATTACTTTGTAGCTTAAAGATTTTTCTCCAAGCTCTAATCATCAAGTTTCCTACAATCGTTATTACACTTATCCAAGTAAAAAATACTAAGATGCTTTCCAGAAAAACATGACCAGCATTCGTTAAATATGTGTAGTCGTGATGGCTTAATAACAGCACTAAAATTACACATACTATTTGAGAGTAAATAAATATATTCATACATACTCTGTTTGCCATTGTTAATGATTTACTTAAATCGTTTCTAAATTCCATTGAGCTTTTGCTCATACCTGTTTTATTATTCATATTGCCTCCTTTTTTAAGCACTCATATATCCACTTCTAGACCAGTTCCAATGTTCTCTATCTTGAACAACGTCTAGGTAGTGCGTTTGAAAATCTTTTGCTTTACTATTGACATAGTAACTAGCGTCATATCTACGACCTCTGCTTTTTTTACGTTCTTCTTCATACGCTTGATAGCTGTCAATTAAGTTGCTCAACATACCAGCAAATCTTGACTGCTCATCATAAGAGCCCTGTACTAATACATTTATGCAAACCTGTCTTGCTCTTCTGAATTTTTTCTTGATAGACACTGGGTCGTTTAAACGTGTCTTGTACATCTCTGACATTTTTACCCAGAACTCTTGTTTAATATCTTTATCTGTTTTCCATTTCAAGTTGTCTACTTTATGAATCGCTCTTTCCTGTTGCTTGTTTTGAGCTGTCATATATGGCATATCATCTGCTAAAGATAGATGCAAATATTTAACTACTAATCCGTCTTCATTGATTGCTCTTCTAAGACCTACAATGCTTTGTAGTCCTTTAATGTTACTACCAAAAGTATAGCTAGTATAAGAGTAAGAATTTCTTTCACATATACTAGCTGATGCATCTCTACCTCCGTGTGCTCCTTTATGTCTAAGCCACTCATCTCTATACCAAAGTGGTTTTCCGTCTTTCAAGACTAATATAACCTCATCTTTGCTAATTTTTATAGTATCAAACCATCTCTGGCTACGACCTTGTGGCTGTCTCCACTCTGCATCTTCTTGAGCAATAACAAACACGATGCCCTCTTTTGATATGGTGTCGTTTAAACGTAGTTGATTGTCTTCTAATTTGTTCCAATCTACTCCTAGTTTTGCTCCAAGATTTTTGAACCTCTTTAACTGCTGTCTAGAGTTCCAGTAATTCATTTCTAAGTTATTAATAATTTTATTCATAATACCTCCTAGTTTGTGTGTTAGTTAAGACTAATTAATTCTAAAACAAAAGTCAAGACTTTTCTTTGACCTCGTTTAAACGTCTTCCAGCAAATCAATATACGCTTTGCCTCCAGTGTCTATATTTCTGCTTACAAAATGTTCATCTATTACTTCTTTATATTCATCCCATTTAGAACTTCTATGTGGGTATTTAAATTCAAACGCTCTGATAAATTCAAGACCATACGTTCCACCTTCATCTTTGTTTTCCTCCCATTGATGATATTCAGTGTTGTTCTCTGCTAATTTCTGTGCCTCTTCTTTTGAAGATGCTATGACATCTTGAAAATAGCTTTTTACTTTTTTCTCTTCTGCGTATACTCTATATATTTTTTTCTCTATCATAATATTCTCCTTTGTTTAGTCTGTTTAAACGCTGTCTTACAACAGCTTAGTGCCTTCTCCAAATTTATCTTCTACTAACTCATTAATGTTTTTGACTAAATCTCTGTCAAATATGTAGCTGTAATATCTGCTATTCTCATTATCATTTTGTAGTCTTTTTCTGGCATCTTTAATAGTGTTGTAGTCTCTGAAAAATAGGTCAGCCTCATCCATCAATTTTATTGTGCTACCTATAACATCGCTCATACTATCAAACTCTCCTCCATTGGCGTAAAAACCAACAACATAGTATCCAGCCATGTCTTTTTCAAATCCATTTTTTTTGTCGTGAGCCCATTGCCAGCTATCATCTTTTTCTGTCAAGTGAAATCCAGCTGTTAGCTCTCTGTCATAAAAAGGTATCTGTTTAACTTTGTTTTCTTCTCCAGAATAACTATCATAATTTACTAGGTCGTGGCTGTATGTAAATAAATGCTGATTAGCCCAAGGGTGTTCTGGTGGTAAAGCCACATAACCACAGCCCCAGCCTCTCTCTGATTCATTTTTTCTAATTATCCAATAGTAAGTTGTACCATCTGCTTTTGTTTCTTGTATCCATCTTTCTTTCATATTGTCCTCCTTTGTGTGTTTTCTAATCTTACAAATTTTTATTGGGGGCTACAAGCTAATTCTTCATCATCAGGACAGCCTGTTTAAACGCCCCCAAATCTACTACTCGTTTTTAAATATCTCAAAATCTTGGTCAAGACTTTGTGAGCTTATAAAATCTAATCTAAGCTCTAGCTCTTTTTGGTTAGATAAATTCTCTGAGCTTTCTTCCAATCTGAACCAGTCAAAGCTTTCGTCTAAATCTCTATGAGCTATAAATTCTATTGCGTCTTCTAGGTCTTGCTCTACCTTTGCGTGTAAATCTGAAATAGTTTTTTTAATACTCTGTGCTTTTTCGTTATACTCTTTTAAAGCTTTTGTAAATCTCTTATTGATTTTCTTTTTTTTATCGTTTTTCATAATTGCTCCTTTGTGTGTTTTGCAATATGTAAAGAGTTTAAAAATAAACTTTTGGAATTGTCAAGCAGAAAAATAAAAATAATTTAAAAAAGTTTTCATAGTATAAAATAGCTCAGATGTCAAGACTTTTTTATTTCTGGCTGGTTTTACTCCTCTATAAACGCCAGAGAATAGCCCTAGAACGCAATAAAATAAAAAAAAGGTCTTATGGTATGCAAAAAATGTTTTGTCGTCGGAAACCTTGTTCAAATATTCCAGAATTTAGAGCCGTAAAATATGCGATGTTTAAACGCTCTTAACTTATCCACAAGTTATACACATAAAAGTTATCCACATTTTATACACAATTTGTGGAAAACTTCTAGACGCTGTTTAAACGCTCTGAAAAAAAGAGCAAAAAAAAAGGGCTATTTCTAGCCCTCTTTTTTTTAGTTGGTATGTTGTTAAGCTTGAAAGTCCTTAACAATACTAGCATTAGTGTTTTTACCTCCACCTATAACATAAGTAGAATTAGCATCTATTTTTACCAGCTCTGAAGGCGTTTGAATATATGCCTCCCCTTTAATCTGTCTTACTTTACAAGTCAAGCCGTAAGTTTCAAATAAGCCGTTCAAACGCTCCCTAGTTGTCGGTGTGTTCCAACCAGCCAAGGTAAAGTATAGCCCCTTCTGAATTTGGTTGAAATTTGCTATTAAATTGCCGTGCAAATATAGATACATTTCGACAAATCCGTTAGCGTCTTTAATCTCTTCGCCTTTGCCATTAGTGCTAATATATCTGCCTTTAACTTCTGTATTATTCATTTTCATTGCTTTTCTGTTATAAAAAGCATCTGCTGTTTTTAGTGTTATTTGTCTCATAATTACGCCTCCTGTCTTCTAGCTTTCGCTCTGTTTAAACGCTGTCTAATCTTCTTTGCGTCTCTGTTTTCTCTGGCTTGTCTGCCTTGCTCTGCTTGAGCCTCTAAGCCCTTAATTTGTGTAGCTGTTAAGCCTGTGTAATTCATAATATTAACTCCTTGTGTTTTTTCTAATTTACTTAACAATTTAATTTCTGTCAAGCCTAAGACTAGAGACGCTGTTTAAACGCCGTCTCTAGTTTCGCCCTCTAGGGCTCATCAGTTAGGCATCAGCTAAGTTTTCAAAAAGCCCCAGCAACGCCCAAAATGGGCTGTTGGTGTTGCCATCTGCTAGAGCTTTGAACGCCTCTATGCTTATGATATGTTCGCCGTATTTCTTAGGCAATTTTACCTTATATTCACCGCCACAACATAAACAAGCGTTATTGACTATCTCGTATAATCTCTGCTTGTTTAGTCTTAGGCTATGGTCACAGCTCTGCTGTTCTGTGCCTTCGCATACTAGGTTAATCATTCTGCATACGTCTTTAGGAAGACCAGCCAAACTAACTGCTTGAGTCGGAAATTTGCCGATTTTCTTCACGATACCATCAAGCGTTTTCTTTAGCTCTGGCGTTGCTATTGTCGCTGTCATTTGACCAGTTAAGCCTATAGCTGTTGCCATCTTCTTAAACTCTTTTTTATGTCCGTGCTTGTTGTCGTCGATAGCGTGGATTAATTCGTGAGCTAGAACGTCAAGAACTCTTGAGCTGTTTTTTGCGTCAGTCGTAGAGATGTTTAGAGTTATCATATTAACGCCGTGTGCTATGTCTGAGCGATAGCAACAGCCGAGCGTGTGGTTTTTATCACCTCTGCCCGTCATAGAGCCAACGTTTATGCGTAGCTTTTTCGGAACTTGTAGCTTAGCTGGTGCAAACACTCTTTTTTGTAGCTCTTGCGTAGCTTGTTCTAACCATTGTGAGATTTTTATTTCAAGGTTCTCAACCTTTACCTGTGCGTTTTTGGTCGCCACCACTTTTGCTTTCATGTGTTTCCTTTGTGTGTTGTTAATCTTAAAAGCTCAATCAATATAATATATTTTACACTTTGTACAAACATTTTTTTTTGTCGTCATAGAATCGGCGTAAATCTGGGGCTCTGGCTTAGGCTGTTTAAACAATCCAAACTATAAATCTGGGGCTGGCAATGTAGGTATTATATAGGCTGTTTAAACGGCTTATATATATACTGCTGGGTCTGGCTTGGGTCTTGGAATAGATACTATATATAATTTTCCATGCGTGAGAACGGGCTGTAATATAACAATATATAAAGACTTGTCAAGTGGTGCTAGGTCTCCGTCGGTAGAGAGTAGCTAGCTATGGTCTGCAATAATTATAATAACATAAGAAAAAAAAATAAAGCTTGACATTGTCAAATAGTTGTAACTCTAACAATATTAAGACTTAAACCGAATCTCAACGAACTTTTACAATTCCTAACTTGAAAAAGACTGGGGGGGCTATTGAAAAAAAAGAACTCCACACAAAGTTATAAAATTTTTTAGTTTTTTCTGGTGTCTGGAAGTGTTGATATTGTTGAACTTAGGGAATCGGCTAACTAACTAACTATACTAGCTAGTAGGTTTGTAGAGTTATCCTAACCTAAGTTAAGGAAAAAAACGCCTGATGTCAAGTACAAAGATGCTAAGACTTAAAAATATATTATAATTTTTTTCTTGACTTTTTCCAATCTATGGTATTAAGCTCTTATATGTTCAAAGGACCAAATGGAGCAGGTAAAGGGGATAAACCAAGACCTACCTCTATATCTAGAAAAGAATACGACAAACGCTGGGATAAAATCTTTAAAAAGAAAAAGGATAACAATGTCAAAAGAAAAAAGTAATGTATTAACAGCATTAGGTATTATTACAAAAGAAAACGTAAAGCAACAATATGATAACTGGTGTCGTTATAAATCTATGCATCATGCAAATATATTAGACCATGATGAATTAAATGGAAGATTATTAGATGTTATTACAGATGAAGAATTAAACATAGCAATAGAAGTAACTACTCAATCATTTTCTCGCTACATCAGTTCGTTAGAAGATGCATATATAACTTCTATGCTAAACTTAATAATAGAAACAAAAAAATACAACATGGAGGAAACTAATGCCCATCAAGAAACCGAAGAAACCGAGTAAAAAAGAACTAATATACCACATAGCCCTCTTAAGAGATAATATGTTTAAATTGACTGAAAAAACAATGTTACTAGAATCAGTCATTAATAAATATATAGAAATGAAGAAAGATACGAAAAAATTTAATAAATATTTACTAGACCAAATTGAGGGAGCTAAGAATGAAAAAACTAAAGAAGCTAAAAAGTAAAACAATGATGCTTCCTATAAATGGTCATAATTATAGTATTAGGTTTATATCTGGTGCGAAAGTAGACCTAGGGTCTATGGACTCAGAAATACTAGGAGCAATATCTATGCGTAATTGTGAAATAGTATTAGAACATGATATGAAAGACAGTAAGCTGCTAGAAGTATTAATTCATGAAGTATTACATGGGATAACACATGGAAGCAGTTTAGACATGACAGAAACACAAGTACAAGTATTAGCAAATAGTTTATACCAAATGGGTTTTGGTGACTATTTATGGAAAAAAGCAGGAGGAAAGTATGATTCCAAACTATGATGCAATAATAAAAAAAGCAAAAGCACTATGCGACGATAAGAATACAGACTATGCACAGGTACAAGAACCGTTTTCTAACTTTGAAATGGTAGAAGCGTTGAAGATATGTGATACATCAACTGGCATTCTTGTTCGTATCTCTGATAAAATAGCTAGAATATCTAATCTATTGAAGAAAGACGGAGAAAGAGCTGTTGCTGAAGAAAAGGTAGAAGACACAATGCTAGATTTAATAAATTATAGCGTAATACTATTGAGCCATACGATGTACAGCAAACAGTATGACTCAGAAAACGGAGAAAGAAATGATTAATCCAGGTAAAATATTAGAACACAATACAAAGAAGTCAAAAGTAAACCTACATTGTCTTACTGACATCCATGTAGGGAGCAAGGTATTTGATAGAAGTCTATTTCTAAAAGCAGTAGAAATGATAAAAGATGACCCAAATGCACTTTGGTTTGGAAATGGTGATATGTTGGAGTTTATTCCACCTAATTATCATATACCAGAAGGCGACCAGCTGTTTGATAACAACGAACAGTACGCTCAATTTGTAAAAATGATACGACCTATCATGAATAAGTGTGTGTTTTTACGTGGTGGTAACCATGATACGCTCCGTTCTGTGAGATTAGCAGGAATTGATATAATTCGTGTGCTATGTGACGACCTTGAAGTACCATATTACCCATTTCCAGGGTATGCAGTGATTAATTACAAGCATAATCGCTTCACATTTGCAAGTGGACATGGTAAAAGTGGTGCTAAAAACGGAGATATGGAGCTAATTAGGCTTAGAAACATCTTTCCAGACGCTGATATGTATTATTTGGGACATAACCATCAATTATACGCTAAACCAGTAGATTCTTTTGAAATTATGCAAGATAGCGAAGAAGTAAAAAGACAATGGTTCGTGCGTGGAGGTTCTTTTATAGGATATGCTGAATATGCACGCTATGCTATGTTTGAACCACAAACAAAAGGATGGGTAGAAATCAGATTAAGTGATAAAGACCCAGAATACATCGTTCACCGTAAATGAAACAAAGAACTATAAAAGGTAAGGAGCACTTTGTATACGACAATATCAACGAGCTCAGGCAGGCTATGCCATTACAAGACGTGCTAACCGAGTGGAGGAATGCCCCTATAGGCTCATGGACCTTAACAGATGATGGGCAGGTTTGTGAGGTGTTAGAGCGTGGGACAATCAACAACGAACGTTACGTACGCACTGCGATTGGTATGTTTAACTGTGCTCCTACCGTAAAAATGGAAGGCGAACTAAGAGAGAGTATTTACAAGTTTAGTGGTAAGAACTCTAATACAGTATTTAAAGAAAGAGAAAAGCCTACAAAGAAAGAATTTTTATTTGCTAAGTATATTGCGAAAGGCGACGGAGTAATAGACTCGTTTAAACGAGCTTATCCTCAAGCTAAGTCAGAACAGTATATTAAAGAGCAAAGTAGTATGTTGTTGAAAACAGAAAGGATGCAAACATTGATTGATAAAGAAATACAAAAGATATTAGATAAAACAGAGATTACCCCTGAATATCTATTATTAAAAACAAAAGAGATTGTAGATAATATTGAAGCCAGAGATAGCGATAAGATTTCGTCGCTAAAGATGCTAATGGAAATATCAGGTCTATTAGGTAAAAAAGAACAGAAAACAGAATCTATTGCATTGTTTAAAGGTTTTAGCCCTGAACAACTAGCAGCATTGGAGGGGAAAGATGTCAAAAAAATTGCGAGCCAAGAACGAGAAGTTTTTGAACTGCCAGATGTGCGAGAGGAAAGTGAAGGTTCAGAAGTCGCCGATAACGTATAGTGACTTTTTGTTGAATACTATCATGGATATACCTATGGATAAATACATTACTGTTGATTGTGCCTGTCTTTGTATGTATGACGAAGATATGGATTTAATAGGATTTAGCAAGGAGTTTATTGAAAACAATGGAAAAGCTTAGTATATCTGATAAGGAGAAGCTGTTACATAAAGCTTCTAAGGATTTAATACTGTTTGGTAAGTTATTTTTACCAAATGATTTTTTACATAAATCAGCATCACCTCCTTTTCATTATGACCTTGGTAAAAAATTAATTAGTACAAAACCTGGAGCACGTATCTGTAATGTGCTTCCAAGAGGTTTTGGAAAATCAGTATTAATGAAAGCTGCTATAATGCATAAACTATGCTATACTCCACAAGACCAGTCTATGTTTATGGCGTGGGTAGCTGAAGAACAGGGTCAGTCTATTGACCACGTAAAGTATATACGTTCACATTTAGAAACAAATCAAGCTATACGACACTACTTTGGAAATCTATGTGGTGGTGATGAAGGCAAGAGATGGACCGAAAAAGACCTTATAACGACAAAAGGGCATCGTATTATAGCTAAAGGTACTTCACAGCGTCTAAGAGGGCGTGCAGAGGTAGATACACGATATACTGGTATTATCTTAGATGACTTTGAATCAGAGTTAAACACAAAGACTGCTATACGTAGAGATGAGATTAAACAATGGATTGTATCTACAGTATACCCATCACTAGAAGAAAGCCCTGGAAAAGAAGGGTGGATATGGTTATCAGGAACGATTGTACATTATGACGCATTCTTACAGAATATTGTAGATGGATGGAAAGATGCAGACAAAAAGAAAAAGAAATACCCATGGGATTTAACCTTTATTAGAGCTATTGAAGATGGAAAGCCTGCATGGGAAGAACAGTTTCCTCTCTCTAAACTTAATCAGAAAAGACAAGAATACATAGAAGCAGGGAAAATTGACAAGTTCGCTCAAGAATATTTAAACGACGCTAGAGATGCTGCTTCTGCTTCTTTTAAAATGGATAATATACACTACCATAGTTATGACTTCCACACAGATGGACAGTTTACTTATCTGAAAGATGAAAAAGAAATGATACCTATTTACACATATATGGGAGTAGACTTAGCACATACGGCATCAAGTACATCAGACTACCAAGTAATTGTAGTGATGGGAATAGATGCAAACAAAAATAGATATGTTATAGACTATTACCATGATAAGATACCAGCATTTGATATGCCAGAGCAAATACTAAAGATGGCAAGAAAATATTCACCGATACGTAGATGTGCTGTAGAAACAGTAGGTGCACAGGAAATGGTAAGAGATATGGTAGAACGTATGGCTAGAAAAGAAAAAAGACTACTTCCTGGTATTAACAAGGGGGTAAGACCTCCACATGGTATAAAAAAAGAAGACAGGCTAGAGATGTCCTTGGGTAGTGTTATCAATTCTAAGAAGCTTTACATACGAAAAGAACACTCTGAGCTAATAGATGAAATCTTTGAATTTCCTAAAGGAAAGCATGATGACTTGCTTGATGGATTGTATTATGCAGATTTCTTTGCAAAGCCTCCTAGAAGTAAAGCTATTCAAAACGATGAGTACGAAAGACCTGATGATTTTCCTACGCAAGCACGTACAAAAATAAATTGGATGACAGGATTAAAAATATGAGATTTCGCCCATTGGGTTGTTTTAAATTACAGAGGGTTATGGTATCTGAATATAAAATAGAAGATTACCTAGGCTACTTAAAAAGGGTAGAAGGGTACGCAAACAAAGTAGGGGACAGATTTTTTCCATACGATTCACCTGAAGGTGGATTAAAAACTATTGGGTATGGATACAAGCTAAAAACGCTTGAAGAACAGAATACATTTGAAAAAACAGGTTTAAGTGAAAAAGAGGTAGAAGACCTCCTATGGCATGAAGCACAAGTATCTTTATTAAAAGCAAAGAACTACTGTCTTAGTAAGAATGCAAAATGGACTGAAGTAGACGATAGGCTGAAATACGCCTTAGCTGACTTCTGTTTTAACTTGGGAGGATTAAAAAAGTTCCCAACTACTGCAAAACATTTAATAAAAAACAATGTTGAAGGTGCAATAGAGGATGACCCAGGTAGACCAGGCTTTAAGCAGTATGAGAGAGTGTTTGTAGATACAGAAGGTAAAAGACAAAAGCTTGGTAGAAATAAAGAATTTTACAATGAGTTTTTAAAACCATATATGGAGAAAGCATGAAAATAGATACACAAGGTTTAGGTAGAAGACTTTACAATTTTACCAATAAAAAAACAAAAGACTTTATGAAAAGATTTACTGTCAAATCTGAAAACGAAAGAAGACAGCAGTATAATGCTCAAAGAGATGCAGGTAAAGTAGATTATGTACCATCAAGAGGCGTGATGAAACAAGAAAAAGCTATCAAGGAAGATAGAAAACGCAGACAACAAATGAAGGTTAAATAATGTCAAAAATTCAAGAAGATTCTAAAGCAAGAGAAAATAGAGAGATTTTTCAACGATACGCTGAAGCAAGAAGAGATTGGGATGTAGAAGCTAGAGATGCGATTGATTTTACTTTGGGTAACCATTACACATCTGAAGAATCAGAGATATTACAATCTATTGGTCAAGCTGACTTTACGATTGACAGAATTTATGCAGCCATTGATAAGTTAAAATCATTAATGACATCACGACCTGTAAAGTTTGGTGTTACTGCTAGAGAAGATTCAGACACAAAATTAGCAAATGTGTGGAGAACGCTATTAGAATATATCTATGATATATCCGATGGGCAGCATCACTTCAAACAAGCTGTACACGATTATGCTACTGCTGGTATTGGTTACTTTTATGCTTATATAGAGCCAGAAGCAGATTATGGTAGAGGTGAAGTAATGTTCACACACGTAAATCCATTTAGAGTGTACGTAGACCCTGCTTCTAGAGACAGGTATTTTAAAGATGCTGCAAATATTTTATTGTCTACAATACTAACAAAAGAACAATTATTGGATTTATACCCAGACGTAGAAGAGTTTCTACCTAATATTGAAACACACAATATGTCTGATTATTATGATGATTACCCTGACTCTCAGCAAAAGAACTCACAAAATGTGTTTACTCCTGCTGAAGTAGAAGATAAAGATTATGAAAGTACAATAGCACAACGTTATCGTATTATTGAACGTTTCAGCAAAGTTAGAGTTCCATACTACAGAGTAGCCGACCAACAAAACAATACTGAATCCATTATGAGTCAAGAAGCGTTTCAGATATTTGCTGCTGAAAATGAAGCTCAGTTTAACAATAATACATACGCTTTTGTAGAGATACCACAAACAAGAATTAAAGTTACAGCATCATTAGGGCAAGTCCTTTTATATGAAACTATATTGGACACTGATACTTATCCTATCGTTCCTATACCAAATATATGGACTAATACACCATATCCTAAATCAGATGTGAATAAAGTTAAAGATATGCAAAGATTGCTGAATAAGCTATTCTCTCTTGCATTATCTCATGCTCAAACTTCTGCTGGTCTAAAACTATTAGTACCGCAAGGAAGTGTGGAAAGTATTTCACAACTTGAGAAAGATTGGGCTAATCCTAATGCTGTAATTGAATACGACCCAAGTTTTGGAGAACCACATTTTCCTTCTCCACAACCTTTGACAAGTCAGTTCTATGCTCTTATCAATCAAGTAGAGCGTTACATTGACCTAAACTTTGGTGTTCCAGAGTTATTACAAGGATTTAAAGAAGGTGCTCCAAGCAGTGTTCGTGGAACAATGTTGTTAGCACAAATGGGAGAAGGTCGTGGTGCTTCTAAGTTGCGTGACATAGAAATGGGATTACAGCAACTTGGGAAAGTTTTATATCAAATGTCTAAAGAACATTACACATTTGAGAAGAAGTTTAGAATTGTACAACCTAATAATGACATAACACAATTTGCTATTAACAATAGAATGTATGATGATAAAACAAAAGAATTGGTCAAAATAGAAAATGATATTACTTCTGGACAGTTTGATGTTCGTGTTGTATCTGGCTCAACAATGCCAAATAACAAGCACGCTGAATATCAAATGTATTTAGAAGCATTTCAACTAGGGTTAATTGACAGAACTGAAGCCTTAAAGAAATCGGAAATCTTTGACAAAGAAGGTGTCTTGCAGCGTACTGGAGAAATTCAGAGAGCACAGCAAGTCATAGCTCAATTACAAGACCAAATAAAAGTTCTTTCTGGAGATTTACAGACTGCCCAGAGAGAGTCTATGTCTGACAGAAAACGTGTTGAGGTTCAGAAATTTAAGACTGACCTGAATAAAGTGGTTACTGGGGCAAAGGCTCAACAGAAGGTAAATACAGAAAGAAGCAAACGTCAAGAAGAACAACAGGTGCAGGCTGGAATAAATTCATTACTGTCAGAAGATATTGGTGAACAATAAACAGCACATCGAAGGGAAATAAAATGAGTGACGAATATATAAATGAAAATGAAACTTTAGAAGGTTCTGAAACTTCTGAAAATAATGTTATAAGTGAGCCAGAGAGTCAACAGGATTTGAGTTCCGACGTACCACAAGAAGATGATGTACGTAAATTCCAGTCTATGTACGACAAAGCTCAGGCTGAGTTAGACAAAGTAAAACCAGTAGCAAAGCTATTTCAGGATAATCCTGAGCTGGTAGACGTTGTTAGAAACCACTTAACAGGGGGTAAAGGACAGGACAAAGAAATAAAGATAAATGAAGAGGAGTTTAATCCTTGGGATGCGTATACAAACCCAAACAGTAAATCCTATGCATTAAGACAGCAAGAAATTGATGACGCTGTAAGTTCTAGAATGAGTGACTATATGGGTCGCTTAGAGGCACAACGTCAAGTTGATTCTCTTAGAATGAGAGCACAGTCAGAGTTCAAGCTATCTAATAATGATGCAGAAGAGTTCGTAGAGTTTGTAACAAAACCTAAAGACCAACTACCTCTAGACACATTGTTCAATGTATGGAATACAAATAAAAATGGTTTACCACAGTTAAATCAAAATATTGAAAGCGTAAAGCGAACACAACAACGACCAAAATCAGCTGGACTAGTTCAAGGTGGACAACCTCCTAAGAAATCTGATGAGGACAATATGTGGTCCAATATTATGAAAGCAGGTAACCCTAATTCTATACGTGGCAATATTAAAAAATAAAATCGTAAAGGGGAAATAAAATGGCAATAACAAGTGGACAACTTAAAGCAAGTAATCTTACTGCTTCCACTACAGCAACTGGTGCTTCTGGCACTGGTGTTGCTCCTGACCAAAGAAGACTGTTTAACTTCAGTGATAGAATCGCTGAATTAGCACCTGAAGAATCACCATTCTTCGTGTACTTATCAAAAACAGCTAAACTTCCTACTGACGACTCTTTGTTCCGTTATCTTGAAGATAGGTCAAAGATTAGTTATACAAGTAGAGAGTTCTTCATTAAAGGAGCTGTAGGCACTGTAGTAGCAGGTACTAACTATAATGTAACTGTGGAAACAGCTACATCAGGTGGGGCATCTGTAGACTTCCTAGTAAAAGGAATGGTAGTTGCAGTGAGAACTGTTGGATTAGCAGACACAGCAGGTTATGGAAATGCAATCTTAAGAGTAGAATCAGCAGTATCAGATAATGGTGCAGATTCTTCTTTTACAGCTAAATGTATTTCTGTATCAGGTGCGTCTGGTTCAAACAGCATAGCCGACGAAGACAGATGTCAAGTAATCGGTTCAGCATACGCAGAAGGTTCTGGTTCTCCAGACGTATTCTCAGAAAGCATTGACGATGGATTTGGATATACTCAAATCTTCAAAACTGCTGCTGAGGTTACAAACACTGCATATGCAACTCAACTTCGTGGATATTCAAACGAATTTGAAAGAGTGTTAGCTATGAAAATGAGAGAACACAAAATCGATATTGAAAGAGCTATGCTTTTTAATCAAAAAGCAAGAGTAGATGGTATTCAATATTCAGAAGGTCTAGTAGGACACATCATTAAAAACAGTACTTTTAAAGCTGGAGATGCAGCTTTAGAATATGAATCAGGTAAAGCATACGCTAAAACTTATGCTCCAGCTGAATTAACTTATGATGCACTATTAGGTGACTTTGAAGTACTATTTGACCCAGCAAGAGGTGGAAGTAACGAAAGATTAGCATTAGCTTCTCTACCAGTTATTTCTTACTTCAACAAAATGGGTGGAGCAGGATTTGCTGAAAACTCAACAAACGGCTCACAGTACAGATTAAACATGGATGAACTATCAGGACAGTTTGGTCACCAGTTAATGGAAATCAACACTATCCACGGTTCTGTATACATGGTTAAAGAACCATTGTTTAGAGGACACTCATCTGGATTAATGATGATGGCTGATATGAGTAAATTATATTACAGACCATTAGTTGGTAACGGTATTAATAGAGATACTCAAGTTATGACAAATGTACAAAGTGCAGATGAAGACTTGAGAAAAGACATGATTCTAACAGAAGCAGGTCTTGAGGTATGCTTACCAGAATCTCATTACTTAATCAACGTGGAAGGAGTATAACATGGCTAGAAATGCATATTTAGAACAAAATAGTGGTGTTAGTGACTTCAAACTAAAATACGAAGAGATTGCAGCAGCTAGAACTTTAACTGCAGCTGACTCAGGAAAAGTATTCGGAATCAATCAGGCATCTGCCTATGAGATTACTTTACCTTTAGCAGCTACAGCAGGTGCTGGTTGGAATGCTAAATTCGTTTTATCAACAGTTGCTGCTAACGCAGTTACTATCGCTAACAATACTGGCGAAGATACTATCGTTGGTATGACAGTTGGAGCAGATGGTGGAGCTGGTAGCTCTGCTGAAACTGCAGTTGATGAAATCGTATTTATTAGTGGTGCAGTATTGGGTGATACAGTTGAACTATTTTGCAACGGAGTAAACTTCTTTGCAAAAGCTGTAGCAAACGATGTAGCACATATTACTATATCATAATACAACAGTATAAGCTACTGGGGAGGGCGTTTAAACGCTCTCCCAAAAGCTTAAAAGAATTTTAAAATAACAGGAGAATAAAATGGCAGATTATAGTGGAGCTAATGTAAAGATTATTATTAATGACTTAAGTGTAAAAGCAGACAGTCAGTCTGGTTCATTAGCAAATGATATTAAAACATTTGTAGCAACTCTTTCTGATAATACTATTGTATCAACAGAGGCAGTAAAGCTTGATGCAACAAGAGTGGCATACATAATTTTATATACTTAATAGATGAATTGTCAACATTGTAGTACACCAAACCCAGAAGGTATGTTTAACTGTTCTTCTTGTGGTAAACGTGCACATCCATCAAAGTGGAGTACACAGTTTGTTGTAAGAGATACTCCTATGGCTACAGCTATTAGAAAAGACCAAATTAGTTTTGGCTCTAAGAATATGGGAGACCATATAAAAGAGACGCAGAAAAAAAATGCGAAAGATAGAGAAAAGAAGATAAACTCACTTATTAAGTGGAAGTAAATTATAGGGACATAAAATGTACGCAAAGACAGTAACTAAAAAGAAGTATGGCAAGAAAAAAAAGAAAGTCAACAAAAAGAAAAAGAAGTAGTAAGCCTACTCCTAAAAATAAAGCTTTATACTCAAGGGTAAAATCAGCTGCTAAACGCAAGTTTGATGTTTACCCTTCAGCTTATGCTAACGCATGGTTAGTTAGAGAGTATAAAAAGCGTGGTGGTAAATATTAATGGCGTACAGAGGTGGACTTAGAAAGTGGTTTAGTGAGAACTGGGTAGATATAGGTTCTAAGAAAAAAGGTGGTGGACACAAGAAGTGTGGTCGTAAATCTGCTAAAGGTAGTAAAAGAAAGTATCCTAAGTGTGTACCAGCTTCTAAAGCAGCAAGTATGACAGCCTCACAGAAAAAGAGTGCTGTAAGAAGAAAGAGAGCAAAAAAGCAAGGAGTAGGGGGAAAGCCTACAAATGTGCGAACATTTGCTAGAAAAAGAAATGGAAAGAAGAGAGCATAATGGCAAGACCAAGTTTTGGACCACAAGCTAGACATAGCAACG